TCTGTACGGTGGCGATGTGAGCAGTGCCTGTCTGATGGGTGTCTATCTGAACGGTGCCTATCTGAACGGTGCCTATCTGAACGGTGCCGATCTGAACGGTGCCTATCTGCGCAGCGCCTATCTGAACGGTGCCTATCTGAACGGTGCCTATCTGTACGGTGCCGATCTGAACGGTGCCGATCTGTACGGTGCCGATCTGAACGGTGCCTATCTGAACGGTGCCGATCCGCTGAACAGCTGCAAACTGGTAGGCGACCGCCCTTATTTCAGCATTGGCCCTGTTGGATCACGTTCAGACAACTTGACTTTGTGGGTTACCGAAAACGGCCCGTTACTCAAAACCGGATGTTTCGGCCCCGGAACTTTTGAGGCCTTTCGCAAGAACCTGGAGCGCGACCACGCCGAGGACAACACCCACCGCAAAGAGTACGAGGCCGCGCTGGTCATGTGCGAAGCCTATGCAGCACTTTGGACACCTCAGGTGTCCAAATGAGTTTATCACACAGTCAAGCCGCAGCAAGCGGCGACTTTGAAAGCCCTGGCGCTGTCGCGGGTCGTACCGCTAGAATCAATCAATCTAGAGCGCTCGCTGCAAGCGATCAGGGTCTCTTTGACGGCGCGTTGAAAGCTCTCGCTAGTGTCACTCTGACTCCGGAGCGGGTGGTCAAGTTAGTCGACTCGCTAGATAAAGCGATGGAAGCTGATGGCCGCTACTCCATAGGTAACGGGTGGTACGAAATGCGTTTAGCTGTTATGGAGTGTTCGTGTCGTGTCGATCCTAACATTTCAGGAGAAGACTTATGAACGTCTCTATATTCATGGTGATTTCAATAATCGCTGCTTCTTTCACGTCTGCCATCGCTGTTATTGACCGCGATCAGCGACCCGGTTGCATGCACGCCACTGTCTTGGGTGTTTGCTGGTTCGTGGCTGAGATGCAGCTTGCGAACACTACTTGTGGAGTATTGAAATGATGGACACTCTATTCACTAAAGTCGTTGTCACTTTGTACGTGCTGTCGTTCTTATTAGTCCTGGCGGTGGAGATGCGTACTCTGTTTTCCGAAAAACGCTGGGTTTATCTGAGCGACTTTCTAAATGTCTTGTGTCTTTCGTTGCTTCCGGTGGTGAACCTGTGGTTAGCTGTCTGTATCATATTTGAAGCTTGTGAGAATGTGATGATCTGGGAGAGAAAAGAATGAGTAAGTATACGCCGGGACCGTGGTCAGTAGATCACAACATGAATATCATGTCGCAGGGTCGTTTAGTTGCGTTTCCTGGGATTGCAGCAGGCTTCCCGCAAAAGGCTAACGCGCAACTAATCGCCGCTGCGCCTGAGCTGCTGGAAGCGCTGAGGCGAGTCATTGACTGCTGCGATATCGCTGAATGCCAAACTGTCCCCGGATCGCCTGGGGCGCTGAAGAATGCCCGAGCCGCCATCGCCAAAGCAGAAGGCGGTGCAGCATGAGCACAAAAGAAACAGGTGGGGCCGCGTTTCCAACGGGTGCAGGGGTTACGCCTTACAACCCCGGCATGACCCTGCGCGACTACTTTTCAGCGAAGGTCATACCGGCTATGTGTGTGGGTCGGAGTTATGGTGATGTTAAAGGTCATGTTGTCGTGTCTGCGAAGCTGGCTTACTTGATCGCAGACGCTATGCTTGAAGCGAGGAAGTCATGACACTGCATCGAAAACTAAACTTAGCGCTGTTTGTCTTTTTATGTGCGGCTATTTTCATTCTCTTGCTGGCAGCGGGTTACGAAGCTGACCGAGAAGATGAGGCTGCGGTCGCGTCAAGAGAGTTCGTAGCTCTTCAGAAATGCGGACAGAACGCTCATGTTGAATGGGTGGATGATATTCCTCAATGCTACACGAAACACGGGCGAAAGGTTAAAAATGTCAAATGATGATTCACTTCCTGAAATAATACTGTCTCAGCAGACGATAGGCTTCATAGAGCGTGGAGAGATCGGTAAAGATGAGTACTTGTTGGTCAAGCGTGATGCGGGTTCATTGCCTCCTAATCTGGCCCTCAGACTGGTCAAGCTCAAAGCACACAAACCGCTGAAAGAGGTCGGCGGTTACTATTGCGTGAACGTGTCTGCGGTTCCCTACCCCGGAGACAGCTCTGCGGCTATAGTCATAGTCCAGCGCCGCTATGATGTTTAGATGTCCTGAATGCCGAACGCGAAGGTTGGACTTCTCTCTGATGAGAGCTCACCTGCTTGAATCTGGACATAAGCTGTGCGGCTGCGGTGGATACCACTTCAGACACCGTCCGTTTTCAACCTATTGTCATCTAAACCCTATGTCTGCGCTCAAAGAGCTGCAGCGCGAAGGCTGTGAAGATCGCGAACTGTTGCTTCAACTAGCAGCGGATCAAGCATTCGACCATTCGGGTAGAATTGTGACTTCTAAGACCCCTATACCTTTCTAACTGGAGATAGATTATGGTGATGGATATGCGTGGAACTTTGAATGTTTCCAAATTCCAAAAGACCCCTCAACAACCTAGATTCTACGGTAAAGCCTGCGTCGAAGGTGTGATGTACAACTTGAAAGGATGGGAGAAAGAAGCTAGAGACGGTCCGTGGATCTCTCTGATGTTTGAAAACCCCGCTGCTCAAGATGGCAACATTCGGCGAAGAGCGCAACCCCAACGACCAGCAACCGAACCTGTCGAAAACGAAATATCTGAAGATGACATACCTTTCTAACTGGAGAATATAATATGAAACCGCTTGTTATTTATCACAATCAGTGCACTGACGGCTTTGCGGCAGCGTGGTGCTTTCATCATAAAGACCCTGCTGGATATGACTTTCACGGTGGTGTGTACGGTGTTGCGCCCCCTGACGTCGCTGGTCGAGACGTGTTCCTGGTAGACTTCAGCTATAAGAAAGACGTGCTGCTAGCGATGGCTCTGACGGCTAAGTCAATCACGGTGTTGGATCACCACGCCTCAGCACAAGCAGACCTGCAAAACTTCAAACCTGGCTCAGAGCATTGCCCCACGGTTGTGCATTTCGACATGGAACGCAGTGGTGCGACGATGGCTTGGGATTATCTATTCCCCGACCAAGATCGCCCCTTACTGCTCAACAATATCGAAGACCGCGACCTATGGCGTTTCAAGCTGGATTTCAGCCGTGAGCTGCACGCTGCGGTCAACTCTCACGAATGGACGTTTGAGATGTGGGACGAGTTCATGTCGGCTTCTCCAACTGGACGGTTGCACCTGGCTGTGGCGGGTAAAGCGATTTTGCGAAAGCATGATATTGACGTGAAAGATATCTGTCGAACTAATAAGCGCCGCTTGCCGATAGGTGGATACATGGTCGTCGCAGCGAACGTGCCCGGCTGGATGGCAAGCGACGCTGGACACCTGTTAGGACAAGGTGAGCCGTTCGCAGCATGCTATTGGGACACAGAAACGCATCGGGTGTTCAGTCTGCGTAGTCGTCCAGAAGGTCTAGATGTCAGTCTGATTGCAGGTCAATACGACGGTGGTGGACACAAGCACGCCGCTGGTTTCAAAGTGTCGAGAGACCACGCTCTCGCTAGAGCTTAACTTCGTTGGAGATTCATATGAATGTTATGACTCAAGCTCTTAAAGCCGCCGGGGTTAAGACTAAAACTCATCAAGAGATTCTCTGGAATATGGCGCGTTCTTCCCGTGCGCGTGCGTATATAGATCTCACGAAACAGCCTGAAGGTAACGTGTCATCTCTGCTATCGCAGATGGTTAATCGCAAGATGCTCAATCAAGTGCGTGTTGATATGCGTACAGCTGCGGGTATGCGCAAGGTGGCTCAATACACGATAGCTATCAAAAAATACGAACTACTACCGGTATCTAAAGTCAAGCGTCCTCCGGCTAACTCCATCAACATCGAACGTATTCCAGCATGTTTTGAAGTTGTAGAGCCTTCTGTAGATATAGAGAAACTGACCGTGTCACAAGCCCGTACGCTGTACTTGAAATTGCATAAATTGTTTGGAGATTTGAAATGACGACTGATACCGTGTTCGAGACCCTGTCACTAGACAGGTCTATCAGCAAATGGGAAGAGCATTTGGCGACGCTGACGCCTTGGGAACTGCGAGAAGGGGTCTGGTTCAAGCGTGAAGACTATTTTGCACCACTGGGCTACGGAGGGCCTAACGGAAGCAAGATGCGGCAGTTGGTTTGGTACATGAATCGTTATCGTGAGAACAAGACGCATGTACTGACGGGCGCTAGCGTACAAAGTCCTCAATTGAGCATGTCGGCGATTGTGGGCGCGCATTACGGATTACCGAGTCGTCAGATCGTTTACAGTAGACCTGAGACCATTGCTCGACATGAGAATCCACGTATCGCAGCAGGTTTCGGCGCGTCATTTGAGTATGCCGCAGGACCATATAATCCGATCCTGCAACGCAAGGTCAACGATCTGAGACGTGACGACTCTTTAGTGGTGGAGTACGGCATCACGGTTGACCATTCTCGATATGATGCTGAGACCGTGCGCAAGTTTCATGAAGTCGGCGCTAATCAAGTCAGCAACCTGCCGGACGAAGTGCGGACGTTGATAATGCCCGCAGGATCTTGCAACTCTCTGACGAGCGTGCTGTTGGGATTGAGCCGAAACCCTGGAAATTTGCAAAAGCTATTAACCCTAGGTATTGGTCCTGATAAACGTGACTGGATGCGAGAGCGCTTAGTTTTGATGGGTGTTGACGCCGATAAACTACCTTTTGAGTGGGTGCATTTTAGCCTGCACGACAGCGGGTACAGTGAGTACAGTGATCATTTCACGGGTGAACGCTACGCGGGTGTCGACTTCCACCCCACGTACGAAGCAAAAATGTGGCGATGGCTGCGAGAGACCGATTGGATTCAGCCTACTAGCGATGTCGGTTTCTGGATTGTCGGCAGTGCTCCTAACGTCAAAGTTGTAGAGCCGTTTTTCACGGTTCGGGAGAATGTATGAGTTTCACACTTTATATTCGTAGAGGCACTCTCGTGAATACTGATCCACAACGACGGTGTTACAACGGGTGTTATTTTTCCAGCCGGGTTGATTGGTCTGATTGGGAACGCTGGCTAGGTGATTACCCTACACGCGAAAGCGCTGAGCGTGCAGCTCGGCTATTCACTAGAGAAGATCAACAATTCAAAGTGGAGGAAGAGTCTGTATGAAAGATTACAGATTACCAGAAAATAGGCTTGAATATTTTTCAGCCCTTTATAAAATGAATTTAGAAAATAAAGTTCTTCCGGGCTTGGTCTATTTGTACATGCCTAAGCTGGCTGAGCACTTCGACTGGGATGATGAGCAGAAGTTGCTTTTTTCGTTCTATAACGGAATGACTCAGAACCCTGTCACTTCGCTGCGCATCTTCCAGCAGTTGCCAGAGTGCCCCCCTGCGGGAGCCGCGCTGGGTAAGTTTGATGCATGGTTTAATGACAACTGGGATACCCTACAGTTCGACACTGACCGAAGGTACCAGAAGAAAGATACTGTTGAAGCTATAAAAGCATATGCTGTCGCGGTTGATCACTTTGGCTCTCAAGCGGATATGCTTCGTAAAGATACACCATACTCTGATTTGTGGGCTCGCGTTAGAGGAATGTATAAGAGTTTTGGTCGGTTGTCATCTTGGTCGTATCTGGAATATATCAAGATTATGGGGTTTGGCTCAGATGCAGACCGTATGTTTTTTGATGACAAGTCAGGTAGCAAGTCACACCGTAACGGGATGTTGTTCTTGCTAGGGATGGATCATCTTGTGTGGGACAAGCGTCAGCCGAACAGCCACGACGGAAATTATGACAATTTCAAAGGCATGTGTAGTTGGCTAGAGCGCCAAGCTGATGAGTATATAGAAAATTGTGGTATCCCCGAAGTCGATCGATTCACTATGGAATCAAATTTATGCACGACAAAAAATCATTACTTTGGGCGTCGTGCGCCGGGTAGTTACGCAGATATGGCGTGGGAACGAATTGTTTGGCATGATGAACGAGGTTTGGGTGAGCACACTGAGATCTTCAAGAAAATTCGTGAAGACAATTTGCCAGAATGGTTGCGTATGGAATGCTCTGATGAGAAGCTGTCTATTGCCCAGAAAGCCTCGATGTTTGCTGAGACCGGGTATCCTCATAGAGGTAAATTCTTTTTAAAGCCGGATGGGTTAAACGTAAAGCAAATAAAGGTGTAACATGAAACATCAAATAATCAACGCCAGGGGTTGCAACGGAAGCGGGAAAACATTCACGGTTAGAAGATTTTTAGACAAACTACCTAGTGAAAAGTTAGGTCCTAATGCTAAAAGGCCGTGGGGATATAGAGTGGACGCTTCTGGATGGGGTATCGAGCTGCCGGTGATGATAATAGGTTCGTATGAGAACTCTTGCGGTGGGGGTGACGGTATAAATAGTCAAGAGGAAATTGCAGACCGGGTTGTAAAGGCTCACAGCTACGGTCACGTGTTGATAGAATCTCTACTGGTCAGCAAAAGCTCCGCTGGCGGTCACGTAGCTCCTATCCTCAAGGACCACGACGCCATATTCGGGTTCCTTGACACTCCATGGGATACGTGTCTTGAGCGGGTTCTGGCGCGCCGAGCCGCTGCCGGTAATCAAAAACTGTTCGACCCAGACAAGACGATGCGCTCAGCGTATGAGCAGTGTCACCGCAGCGCTGAGCTGCTGACCTTGGCTGGGGGTTACGATGTGCGCTGGATAGATTACAATAATCCAGTGGGTGTGGTTGTGGAATGGCTCATAGAGGCTGAAAATGCGTAATTCAAACCCTTATCCACGCCCCACAGCTGAGACCGTAGCCTCCTGGCCGGGTTACCTCTACATGGTCTGGGAACGTGAGGCTATGCGTATCGCCAAGGAGAACGGGCACGCCGTGTTGACTGATGACCCGGTGCTGGCGCGGTATCGCTTCACCAACATACGCCGCCGTGACGACCGGATGACCAAGTGGTTCATCGAGCACCTGATTGAGCCTGCGGTTGAAAACGGTGATCGGCACCTGTGGTTCACGCTGCTCATCGGCCGCCTCATCAACTGGCCTCCGACGCTGCAGGCGCTATTGAATGCTGATGTTATCCCCTGCCGACCCCATGAGTTTGACGCTGATCGGTTTTCAGCGGTGCTGGAAGGTCAGAAAGCCAAGGGTCTCAAGGTCTATGGGGAAGCTTACATGTGTTACCCGACCATGAAAGATCCTGGCGGAATCAAGTCTGCTAGTATTGCCAAGTATATTATCGGGGACGCGGTGAAGCGCGCGCCTGATATCCATACCCAGGTATGGGCACCCTATGAAGAACCTAGCATCGAGCGTGCAGTCGAAGCCTTGAGCCAGTGCTTCGGAATCGGCACTTTCATAGCGGGGCAAGTTGCTGCAGACATGAGCTATACTCCCGGACACTTGGGCGAAGCGACTGATCTGTACAGCTGGGCACCTCTGGGGCCTGGCAGCCAGCGCGGGCTGAACTTCTTGTACGGAAAGGTGCTGAATCACACCTGGAAACAGGGTGACTTCAACACCGCATTGAGCGAGGCCAATCTGCGTGTGTACAATGAGCTTGACATCAGTGACTTGACACTGCACGACCAACAAAACTGCGCTTGCGAATTCAGTAAGTACGTTAAAGCAGTTCAAGGTTTGGGTAAGCCTAAGTCAACTTACCGTTCTCAAACTGCATATTGAGTTGTAATTGAGGGGTGGCTAGGGTCTGCAGCCTGAAAAGCAATGTCTGTCGCAGCTAAGGGTAAACCTAAATCTGAAGAGCACAAAGTTAAGATTAAAAGTTCTGGGAGTGGTCAAAAAGGAGCTGCTCTGAATTTTACAACGCGTTGGAAATGTATAGATTGTGAATTTGAAAGTGTTAACGGTGTTGTATCACAACATCTATATCGAACTAATCATTCTGGTAAAGTTAAATTGGAGAATATATCATGGAAATCGTAATTCGCAACGCTAATCAAATGTTCAGTGAGATGTTTTGGAGATTCAAAGTCTCTGGAATCGAAGTCTCTACACGTAACGGTCCGGCGCTGCGTATCGGAGAACCCGTGTTGACGATAGTCTCTCAGCCTAGAGAGCGAGTGCTGTTTCATCCAGGGCGCGACGCTAATCCGGTATTTCATTTGATGGAAAGCATTTATATGCTTGCCGGTAGAGAAGATGTTCAATTTCCAGCGCTGTTCAACTCCCGTATCAGTCAATATAGCGATGATGGTAAAATCTTCAATGCCGCATACGGTCGACGCTGGAGATCGTACTTCGGTTGCGACCAATTGGTTGATGTGATAGAGTTGTTGAAACGAGATCCTGAGAGTAGACAGGCGGTCGTGCAAATGTGGAGCGCTTCTGACTTGGTGAAGTCTACTAAAGATAAAGCTTGCAATACGCAGCTGATTTTCGAGATTCTGCACGGACGTTTGAACATGACCGTTATCAATCGTAGCAATGATGCGTGGTTTGGTTACGCAGGCGCCAATATCGTTCATATGACGTTCTTGCAAGAGTTCGTCGCCCAGTCTTTGAAAGTCCCACTCGGGGTGTATCGCACGTTCAGCACGAATCTACACCTCTATAAAGAGCTGTACGATTCTCAGCGATTTTTGAAGAGTCCTCCTCAGATAGATCATCACGACTACTATGTCGACGGTCAGGTCGCAACGACTCCGCTGATGCTGAACGATAACTACAGAGACTTCTTGACCGACTGCGAGCGTTTCTGCGAGAACCCGTTTCTTGAACGCGAATACTCACATCCGTTCTTCGAGCACGTAGCTTACCCGATGGCGATGATTAGTCATTTCCGGAAGAATAAGTACGGTACTGGGGAAGGTTGGGCTGCTAAGGTGCAGGCTGAGGATTGGAGACGCGCTGCTTTCGAATGGATTCAAAGAAGAGAATCCGCTAAGCGCTGAATTAATGAGACCCCTGCTAGCGCCGGGGCTATAATTCAAACATATTTTATACCTGGAGAACTTTACGATGATGTCCCAACTCAGATTCATTCTAGACGGTAGCGAAGTGAAACGCTATCACACTGTCACTACTATCCAGCAAGAGACCGTAGGTCACCATTCTCACGGGGTGGCTATGCTCTGCTGTTTGTTGATAGAGCCTACGCCCAGACTTCTGTTCGCAGCGCTGACACACGACTTGGCAGAACATCAACTAGGAGACCTGCCATCGCCAGTGAAACGTCGTTACGGTATCGGCGACCAATTGAACGCGCTGGAGCAAGAATTACTGGAAGAAGCTGGGCTGTTTACTGATGAAGAGCTCACCCCGGCAGAGGCACGAACGCTGAAATTAGCCGATATCTTTCAAGGTATGTGTTTCTGCGTGCGTGAAATGCGGCTAGGTAATGTGCGTATGAATGATATTTTCCAACGCTATATCAGCTATGCTGAGAGTATGAATCCTGTCGGCGTGGAACGCGATATTTTCAATTCAATTAAGGGGTTATGATGAGTTCAGCGAATGAGAAGCAGGTCGGTGGTCAGCATTATAAAGGTCTGGAAAAATACCAACATTGGGATGTCGTCACCGCTTTGAATTGGGACTATTTAGTGGGGGCTTCAACTAAATATTTATGGCGTCTGGGTCGCAAGGGTGATCTGACTAAGTCTATTGAAGATGTTGACAAGGCTATTCATTATCTTGAGAAGAAACGAGAACTTATGGTCGCTGAGCGTGACTCAGAACCCGGCCCAGGCTACGTGAATCAGGACCGATGAGCAAGACTTTCATTTTTGACACGGAAGTCTACGTGAATTGCACGTTGTTCTGCGCTCAAGAGATTGACACTGGCGAGCGCGTTCACGTCTGGCTGGACGACATGCTCGCAGTGTCCTTCTTGCGTGAGTTCGTAGAACAGTCCGGTCATGAGTTCATCGGCTTCAACAGCGCCTATTATGACGATGTCATTGTGAATGCTTGGATCTCTGGATGCTCTTCGGAACGCATTAAATCGCTGTCTAATCAGTTGATTGATGAACGTGTCGCGCCGTGGAAGCTCGGTGGTACGTTGAGCTATAGATCGTTCAGCAGTCTGGATTTGCGTGGCGCTGCTCCGGCTTTTGTAGGTCTTAAAGCGCTGGGTGCTCGTATGCATATGCCGACACTGCAAGACCTGCCGATCGCCCATGACGCTGAAGTCTCTGAAGAACAGCGAGCTCTGCTGCTAGATTACTGTTGGAACGACGTGTTGACCGCGTTAGAACTGACCCGGCGTTTGAACGATCAACTCATCTTACGGGTGGATATGTCTCGCAAGTACGGGGTAGATCTACGCAGCAAGTCTGATGCTCAGCTTGCGGAACGAACGCTAGCTATCACGCTAAAACTGAGGGGCGGTTCTCAGATAGAGCCCCCAGCTTATGTCAGATACACTCCTCCTAACTTTCTGCGATTCAAGACCGCTCAGTTGAGCGAACTACTGGAACGAGTATCTGATACCAACTTCACTGTCAGTGGAACAGGACACGTTAGTATGCCTGAGTATCTGACAACGCCTATACAGTTCGGCACCGGGTCTTATAAGCTAGGTGTCGGCGGTGTGCATAGCACCCATGACAAATCAGTATGTCATATCGCACGCTCTGATGTCATAGTCGACATTGACGCGGCCTCTTTCTACCCTAGCATCATCGTGCAATGCGGGTTCATACCTGCTGGGTTGGGTCAACCTTTCATTGACGAGTTCCGCAGTATTTACGAGCGTCGTCTGGAAGCTAAGCGGGTGGGCGATAAGAACACTGACGCCTCGCTGAAAGTGGCTATCAACTCCGTCTTCGGGCAATTCGGCAATCGCTACTCTGTGCTGTATGCACCTGATCTGATGGTGGCTGTGACGCTGACGGGGCAGTTCACACTGTTGATGTTGATAGAGTGGTTGGAGCACGCAGGTGCTGTGACGCTTTCAGCCAATACTGACGGCATAGCGATGCGCTATCCTTCTGAGCTTGAGCCTTTGGTGCAGAAGGTGGTCGCTCGGTTCAGTCAGGTGTCCGGTTTTGATTTTGAATTCACTCCGTACCGTGCTGTAGCTTTTAAAGACGTGAACAATTACTTCGCTGTGAAGTTAGACCGGAAGGTGAAAGCACGTGGTATTTACGCCCCGCTGTCGCTTAAAAAGAACCCTACAGCTGGCGTGTGCGCTTACGCTGTAGGCGAATGGTTAGCTAAAGGTGTTCCGTTTATGGAGACCATTAAAAACGCGCCATTTACGGACTTTATCTCCGCTAGGAATGTGACTGGCGGAGGTGCTCAAGCGGGGGTGTATCTAGGAAAGACCGTCAGATGGTATCAGAGCGCTGACAAAGCGCTTGAGCCGCTACGTTATGTCAAGAATAATAACAAGGTGCCGAAGACGGACGGCGCGCGAGCTTGCATGGTGTTGCCTGATGATTTAAACCATCCTACCGACTTGGACTATAATTGGTATTACGCAGAGGCACTAAAAATAGCGACCGCTTGCGGATGTTCCGAATACTTGACCGAAGCGGAACGAGAGATGATAACTGTTAAACCTAAACGTGCAAAGAAGAAAGATACATCATGAACGAATATGAAATCGGCAATACTGCGACAGTGTTCGTGGTGACTGTTGACGACGATAAAGATTTGACTGACGCCAAGCGTTACGGCACGCTGCGTGGCGTTTTCACGCGCACTCGCCGACCTTACAACACGAAGTATATGATAGAGAAGGCTCGTAGCGCTCTGTCTGAGTTCCGATCCGGTGACAGTCTGCTCATGCTGGGTGACCCCACGCTGTGCGCTGTCTGTTTATCAATCATTTTGGAGGATCATAACACGGTGAATATCTTGCAGTGGGATAAGCTGCAATTCGGGTACACCGCCCAGCGTTGGGATTTCGAGTACAGTTCCGCGCCTGAAATCGATATCTGAAATATTTAGAAAGTTAAATCTACTATGGCTAAAACCAAACCCGCTGAAGACTCAGAGGTCCCGGCTGTAAAAGAAGCTCCTACATGGCTCAGCGCTCTGCGCGTGGGTCGTCAAAAAGTACCTCCTCGTATTTGCATTTACGGGGGGCACGGTATCGGCAAAAGCACGTTAGCTAGCAAGTTTCCGTCCCCTATCTTCATCAGCACGGAAGATGGTCTAGACTCTCTGGACGTTACCAGCTTCCCGAAAGCGGGTAAGCTTTCCGATGTCGTCGACAGTGTCAAGACTTTGATCAAAGAGCCTCACGGTTTCAAGACTGTTGTGATCGACTCCGTGGACTGGCTGGTCGAGCCGTTGATTGCTGAGAGTGTGAATGCTCAGTACGATGAGAAGCAACAGGCTTACGGCAAAGGTACGATGTACATGGCCGAAGAGCTGCGTGAGATCTTGCAGGGTCTCGATATCTTGCGTCTCAAGCGTCAGATGAACGTAGTGCTCATCGCTCACGCATCAGTCGTGAAGTTTGAAGACCCGCGGACCGATCCTTACGACCGTTATCAGCCTAAGCTGCCGAAGCAGTGTAACGCGCTTCTGCAAGAATGGGTGGATGTATTGGCGTTCGCTGCTTTCAAAGTCATCATCAAGAAGAGCGAGGCTATGGGTTTTGACACGGCTCGCACTCGAGGCACGACAAATGGTGAGCGTCTTCTCCATCTCGTGGAAACCCCGGCCTACGCTGCTAAGAACCGATTCGCGTGTCCGGATGAGATTGAGATGACTATCGAAAATTTGTCGTCTGTGATTGAAATCGCAGGTGTTTGAGTAAGTTCAAGAAGGAGTAATACGTTATGGCTAAATTTGGTTTTGATTCGTCGGAAGTTGATGTCAACGAACAAGCGTCATTCGACCCGGTGCCCGCAGGCGAATACACGCTCAAAGCTCTGGAAGCTGAAGAGAAAGAGACTAAGAGTAAGGACGGCTCTTACATCTCTGTGAAATTTGAAATCTGCAAAGGCGAGTTCGAAGGTCGTAAGGTCTGGATGAATTTCAACATCAACAATCCTAGCGACAAGGCTCAGAAGATCGGTCGTCAACAGATTGTCAGCTGGGCTACTGCGGCTGGTAAGCCTAATGCTACAGATACTGACGCGCTTATCGAGCGTCCTTTCAAAGCCGTTTTAGGCGTTGAGAAATCGGGAGGTTACTCTAACTTTAATAATATTAAGGCTTTCGTTTTTGAAGAGACCCCTGCAGTCTCTTCAGCGTCTAAGTCTGCCGCTAAGAGCGCTCCCGCTGCTAAAAGCGCTCCGGCGTCCAAGGGTGCTAACCCTTGGGATTGATTGAAAGAACCTGATGACACAACCTCAACAAATCACGCTTCCCTCTACGACTGAGATCAGTCTGAAAGTCAAACTGGGTGATCTGAACACCGTGATGGACTCCTTGCAACAGCGTTCGAATGCCACGCAAGCGCTGATTGGCGATTTTCAGAATCAGGTGAATGATCAGCTAAAATCGGTGATTGAAACCCTGCAGGTTTAGAGTGCGGGTAGCGTCACGTCTAATGTTCTCAGGAGTTGACATCCATGTGTCTCCGCTCCATAACTTTAACTGCACGGTAACGTGACTCGCAGTGGCACCTCGGAAAGACGAGGACTATCACAGCAATAACGGCGAATTGGCGTATTGCGCAAGGGAGGTGGGTAGCGTGTGCGCACACGTCCACTGGCTCTATAGGTTTGGGGACTCGTACGACCCAAGGTTATTGCTGTGATGGTGAATGCGTAGGCTGATACGCCAGTCACGGGGAAACGTGCTTAACGGCAACGCTAGAGGGTTCAACTCCCTCCTGGTGGCTGTAACGATGACAACGCCGCGCCTTAGATCAGCAAAGGCCGCCATCTTCAACTTATAACTCAAGAAAGAGAGAACTGAATGGTCGCTTTACCCCCTCGTCCGGAACAAGAGATTATCGAGCGTGTTTACGCAGCTATCAAGAAAGAGAACGGTTCAGATGACCGTTTGAGTCGTATAGGTTCTTCTAGCGTCGGTAACGAATGTATGCGAGCTGTGTGGCTGCAATGGCGGCGCTACGCGGTGTCTGAGTTCGATGGTCGTATGCTCAGATTATTCGGCACGGGTCACTGGCAAGAAGCTCGAGTTGTGGATGACTTGCGCCGCGCAGGATTTGAGGTCTTTGACAAAGACACCGACGGCGAGCAGTTCCAAAAGACTGACGCTACCGGACACTTCATCACTAAGATTGATGGTATTATAAAAGGTGTTCCTGGGTCAGAAAAGACCCCTCACCTGCTGGAAATCAAGACTCATAATAAGAACAGTTTCAGCGGTCTGGAAAAACATGGAGTGTTGAAGCAGAAGCCTGAACACTACGCTCAGATACAGTCCAGTATGTCTCTGTTCGACATGTCTAGATGTTTGTATGTGGCGGTGTGCAAAGATAATGAACAGTACTACGTAGAACGTATCAAAGAAGATAAAGTGAGTCAGAAGAGTATCTTCATGCGCGTGGAAAAGCTGGTCAGCGCTACGCTACGCCCTGCGGGTGTGAGTGATGATGGTTCTTCATTCACTTGCAAATACTGCGACATGCGTCAAGTATGTCTGGGAATGGAAAAGCCGATCAAGACTTGCAGGTCTTGCGCTTTCAGTCGTCCGGTTGCGGATGGTGAATGGGTGTGTGCGAAAAGCTCTAAGATGTTGTCTAAAGAAGAGCAGTTGAACGCTTGTGAATTTTACGAGGTTTTGTGATGATCATAGTCTCAATTGACCCAGGCTTGACAGGTGCGGTAGGTTTCCTAGAAAATGGCGTTTTCTTAGGGGTGGAAGATATGCCGATCATGCAGAAGGGTAACGGTGCTGTCAAGTACGAAGTCTCTCCTGCGGGGCTCAAACAGCTCGTGCTTAAACATACCTCAGCGTGCGACGAAGTTGTCGCCGTGTTAGAGCGTGTCAATGCGATGTCTGGACAGGGTGTGAGTTCCGTATTCAGTCTGGGCGACTCTTTCGGCTGCGCCCGTTCGGTGCTGGCGAGTTTGGGACTAGAGACTTTCTACGTGTCTCCGGTGACCTGGAAGAAATATTATTGCATATCTTCAGATAAGGAAGCGAGTCGGTCTTTGGCAGTGAAGATGTTCCCGAAAGCTCCTTTGACTTTGAAGAAGCATGTAGACCGAGCTGAAGCGCTATTGATGGCGAGGTGGCTGCATAATACCCGTTACGCGTGAGTGGTTATAGAAATCTTTCATGGTTTAACTTCCCTATAATTCAAACATACCTTCTAACTTTTTAACTGGAGAATTTCATGACAAGTTTCTCACTACCTGTGAAAACACCCGCACGCACGCTGCCTATTCCGACTGCGCCGAAAAAATCAAACCCAATGGTGGGTAAGTATTGCATCGCCCGCTGCTATTCAGCGGGCGTGCATGCTGGCGAGGTGGTGAGCGTTGATGGTGAAAACGTCGTCCTGAAAGACTCACGCCGCTTGTGGTCTTGGCAAGCAAAAGATGGCCTAGCACTGTCTGGCGTTGCTCAGTATGGTCTAAAAGACAAAGGCTGCAAGGTCGATGTTGTTAACCCGCTGCTGTACTTAACAGGTGTGTGCGAGTTGATCCCTGTTGCTGCTGGCGTGCAGGACTCCATCAATGCCTACAAATAAGACCTTCAAGAACGGCTCCGGCTACGGCTACGGCGACGGCTCCGGCGACGGCGACGGCTACGGCTACGGCTACGGCTCCGGCGACGGCGACGGCTCCGGCGACGGCTACGGCGACGGCTCCGGCTACGGCTACGGCTACGGCTACGGCTCCGGCGACGGCGACGGCTCCGGCTCCGGCTACGGCTACGGCTACGGCTCCGGCGACGGCGACGGCTACGGCTCCGGCTACGGCGACGGCTCCGGCGACGGCTACGGCTAATGCCCCTTACCGGCCGAGTCGAACGGCCAAGACCGCGCGGCGCTACGAACGCCGCGAGACGCCCGGCACCGCAGCCGAGGATTCGATAGCGGGACGCACTCGTAGCTCAGTGGCAGAGCAGCCCGTTGATAGTGGGCAGGCCGCAGGTTCAAGTCCTGCCGGGTGCATTCGCTGACGTAGATCAATCGGTTAGATCGCCAGAGTTTCATTCTGGAGGTTGCGGGTTCGATCCCCGCCGTCAGCATTAT